CGGCAAGATCGACCGGCTTGAGCGTGAATACTGGCGAGGGTGGGAGCGCAGTTGTGAGGACGCCGAGACGGTGGTTAAGAAGCAAGACCCGAAAGGCGAGCGACAAATGCAGCAAACGCTAAAGGGGCAGGCGGGCAGTCCGACATTTTTAGCAGGTGTCGAGCGGTGCATTGATCGGCGGTGCAAGTTGTTGGGGCTGGATGCGCCGGTCAAGACCGACATCACCACAGACGGCAAATCCCTCCCCGCTGCATTTGACGAAGTGCTTAAAAAAGTGTATGGCAGCGAATGAGCGTAACAGATTGGTTTTCACCGGGAACTTGTGCCAGCGTAGACCGTGACGGCAAAGCACTTTGGTCAAATCCCGACAACGTTAAAACGTCAGATAACACCTACGCCGAGTGTGATGCAGCGGCGCAGGACTATGGCGACTGGTTACGTTGTACGAATTTTGGAATTGACACGGGCGACGTGCCGGTCGATAGTATCATAGACGGTATTGAGGTGCAAATTGAGCGCCAGGGCGAGGGCGTGGCCTCATCATCTATAGAAGACAACGCCATATACCTGAGAAATGGAGCGGCGACACAGGCAGGCGATAACAAGGCGGATACGGGTACATACTGGCCGATCAATGATGCTTATGCTACATACGGCGGGGCGGCTGACGACTGGAGCGCCGGACTATTGGACACTGATGTCATTGACACCGATTTCGGCGTCGATACTTCGATTTTTAATGATCACGGTGCGCAGACGCGCCACGGGGACATTGATCATGTACAACTGCGAGTGTACTATACCGTAGCGGCTGTTACCGAGGTGACGCTGACACTATCAAGAAGTAATGCCGATGCGCTCTCTGCTGAAGCCACGGCTGAGGCGGCGCTATTGCTTGCTTGCCAGGCGGCACAGGCGCAGGCGGCGCTCGCCAGCACGGAGGCAGATTTAGATTTAGGCTTGACTGACCTGCTTGGCCTGATTGGCGATGCCAGTGCTGAAGCCGCTCTAGGCTTTGCCGAATTGTTGGATTTGGCGCAATTGGGGCAGTCGGTGGCACTAGCATCCGTGGCGCTACCATATACGCTGGGCCTGGCGCTGGGGGCTGACTCAACCAGCGAAGGCGCGCTTGCTTTAGCCAACCTGTTAGACCTGTCTGTCGGCGGTGGCGCAACGGGCACGGGCGCGCTTGTCTTAACTGGCTCACTTGAGATGCCTGTCAACAGCGATGCAGCAAGCGAGGCCGCGCTATCGCTGAATCTGCAAAGCACACTAGCGCCGGGTGCTAGTTCTGACGCCCTGGCGGCGCTAGACCTGGCGCTACAGTCGGGTGCTGTCATAGCTGGTGGATTATCCGCAGAGGTTGCGCTTGCGCTTGGCCTAAAACACGGCCAGGCGCTAGGGGCAGTGACAAGCGCAAGCGCCATTATGTCATTTGCGAGCGAGCGCGTCTCGTCGCTGGCCGCGCTACTGTCTGCAGACGCATCGCTTGCACTATCGCAAACATTCGCGCTTGACTTGACATCTGTTGTAATTGTATTTGACCTTGCACGAATCTATTTTATACCAAAAGAAGACCGTGTTTTTGGAATTGCAAAAGAAGACCGCACTTTTGGTATTTCAAAAGATGACCGTGCTTTTGGGGTTGCCGAAGAAGACCGGGCTTTACTCGTTGGCAAACAAGACCGGACAAGAGATATTGAAAAGGAGTGAATAAAGTGTACAAATCTGACAAGAATGCAAATTTTGGCGCTGGTGTTGACGCAGGCGCAAAAGTGCCAGCTAGACGCACACTTAAGACGCATTTTAAAGTCGAGGCGTTTCGACCCGACCCAGTGACAGGCGAGCTTGTGCCGTTGTGGGTACAAGAGTTTGACAATTTGGTTGTCAATGCCGGATTGGACGACTCGCTAGACAAGCATCTCAAGGGCAGCAGCTACACCGCCGCTTGGTACGTGGGGTTAACAGACGGCACGCCTACTCCCGCTGCTGGTGACACGATGGGGTCGCATGCGGGTTGGGTAGAGGTTACAGATTATGACGAGGGTGTGCGCCAGACATTGACCCTGGGCAGCGTTTCGGGTCAATCAGTAGACAACACGGCCAGCAAAGCAGCGTTCACCATTGATAGCAACAACACCACCATCGGCGGCGCGTTCATTACGACCGTCAACACGAAAGGTGGCTCGACTGGCATACTTTACGGCGTAGGTGCGTTCACCGCTGGGGACAAGACCCTGGACGATGACGATACCCTAAACGTGACGGCCACATTTACAGCGGCGGCGGCGTAATGACTAGCCAGTGGGTCAAAGACCCTAATGCGGTGTTGGATTACAAGAATGATTGGGCTGATGGCGGCGATAACGACGGGGCCGACGATGACCCTGGCTGGCTGCAAGGCGATATCATCAGCGCGTCATCTTGGACTGTGCCAAGCGGCGTTACAGAAGATAGCAACTCGTTTACTGACACCGTTGCGACGGTATGGGTTAGCGGCGGGACGGCTGGCGAGGTTTACAGGCTGGTTAATCGTATCGTGACCGCTGGCGGCAGAACTGAGGACCGGACTATTACGTTGATTTGCCGGGAGAGGTAGGCGTGAAATCTGAGCTTGAATTCCTGCTAACCACTGCCGCCGCCGCAGGTTGCCCTGATGATCAAATGCGCAACTTGTGCGGCGGCGGCTATGTGCCGCAGCCCAAGGCGCTAGAGTTTCACGCGGCGGCCAGAGAGTGCGACGCGCCAGACGGACCGACTCAGGTAGCACAGGGCGGCGCGCGGGGTGGAGGAAAGTCACACCAGGCCGTGGCCCAAGTCGTGTTTGATGACTGTGAACGCCGCCCCGGTCTCAAGTGGCTATACCTGCGCAGTGTCGGCAAGTCGGCGCGTGAGTCGTTTGAGGACTTGCTGACCAGACTCAACCTGATGCAGTATTATGTCCCGTCGAGATCGGTGCTTGAGTTGCCTAATGGTAGCCGGGTGTTGCTTGGTGGATTTCGGACCGACCGTGACATTGACAGCTATCTTGGCATTGAATACGACGGGATCATTGTGGACGACGCGCACCTTGTCAGTGCCGATAAACATAAAAAGATACGCGGCAGCGTGCGCACATCCAAGCCGGACTGGCGGCCCCGCTCGTATCTCACGTTCAATCCTGGCGGGGTGGGCCATGCCTACCTGAAAAAGATGTTCGTTGAACCGTGGCGCGCAAAGAGCATGAACGGCACGCGCTTTGTGTTTTCGTTGCCTGAAGATAACGCCATGCTAAACCCGGAGTATGTAGAATACCTGGACAGTCTCGACGGCTGGTTGTGGCGCGCCTGGCGTAACGGCGACTTTGATGTGGCCGCTGGGCAGTTCTTCACAAACTGGAATTATGACTTGCACGTCTGTGAGCCATTCGACATCCCGGCAAATTGGGAGGTGTGGCTTGCACTTGACTATGGAATGTCGCACAATAATGCTATCTATCTTCTGGCGCAAGGCGACGGTGTTGTATACATCGTGGCCGAACTGGTAGAGCGTCAATGGCTTGTTCCTCAGCATGCGCAGGCCCTCAAGGCGATGCTGGACCGGCTGAGGATTCGCAACTGGCGGATTAAAACGTTCACCGCTGGTGCTGATGTTTTCTCCAAGGATGGCACGTCTGGACGGTCAATAGCCGACCAGTGGCAAGAACAAGGGTGGACGCTTGAAAAAGCCAACCAAGACCGTATCAACGGCGCGGCGGAACTACGGCGCAGGCTAGGCAATCAAGACGCCGGGCTAGAGCCGACCTTGAAAATTTTCAACACTTGTGCTAGACTAACAGCGTGCTTGCCGTCACTGGAACACGACCCGAACCGCCCTGAAGATGTGCTTAAAGTAGACTGCGACAAGGACACGGGCGAGGGTGGAGACGATCCTTATGATTGTGTGCGCTATGGCCTAATGGTAAAATTCAAAAACTATGGACCGCCCAAAAAAGTGGGACATTTGAGGTGAGACGATGGCCGACCAAGTTCAACTGTCATTCCTAGAATGGGTTGCCAGCCAAGAGCAGGCTCGACGTACTCAATACCAGACCTATCGAGAATACTACGACGGCGAACAAGCGGCGCAACTGACCGAGCGCCTACGTCGCATTCTGATGCTCAAAACAGGCAATGAGTTTAGCTTGAACTTGTGCGCCGCTGTTGTTGATAGCTTGGCCGAGCGTCTAAATGTGACCGGCTTTGATGCTGGCTCTCAGTCAGACCAGTTATGGCAGTGGTGGGAGGCCGACCGGATGGATGGTACGCAAACCAACCTGCATCTCGCCACGGTTCGGGACGGCGACAGTTACATCCTGGTTGATTGGGACAAAGACGAGAAACGCCCTACATTCTGGCACGAACTTGCCAGCGACGGTGACGGGGTACTCATTCATTATGGCGAGCGGCGTCAAGTGCCGACCTTTGCCAGCAAGCGGTGGCGCGTCGAGGATGGGCCAGGCGCGGGCAA